CGGCCATATCTGCGAAGAACTTAGAGAATAATTCGGACATTAATTCTTTGTCCAGGCTCAACACGAAAGATTTGCCAGTCGGCTTTTCTCGTGTGATGTCTGTCGCATCTGCATAACGTGCAAGAACACTGTTTTCATCAGGATACTTCTCTGTAGACAGATATGTGATGTGCTTCTTCTTGCCAGTCCGGAAGCTCCATACATCGTGTTCCATCCAGGTAGTGCATTTTATGACTTCGTCCCATTGCGAATATAGTGAGTCGGTATCAATATATACAGATATGTCTCTAGTGAGGTCTTTGCCTTTATGAGTCGTTCCCATCTTGTTATGAAGGGCTGTCATGTCTTTCCATTTGGTTCTGAAAAGGTCGTTCACAAATTTCTCTGTAGTAGTGATTGTGTACTTCCCTTGTGTAGTAATCGCCTCAGCTACTGCGACATTGAAGAAATAATTGGCAACAGAACCGAAAGCGCCATATAGTGAATTGATAAGAATCTTAAGAGTCATCTGCTCATTGTCGTTATCCTCATATGCAGTATGTGCTGCAGCATATAACTCCTCTAGTTTCTTTTTTAACTCAGAATTCATTTTTATTGTTATTTCATTATCTGTTATATATAATCACATAGATACGCTTCACGGCATCAATACTCGTTCTTTAATAGCTTATCCTCCCAAGGTCCATATGTTTTGAACTCAACAGCCTTTTCCATCACCTGGTCGAAATCATACTTGTACACGTTGTCAGGGTCAATAAGTCCTATATGATAATATACTTTCGTCGGTACATTTTGGAAACACTCTGGCATAGTCATGTCTATGACATTGTCAGTTTTAATGTCTTCGCACCAGCAATGGTTGTACACTATGCCTTTGATAGGTCCCTGGCCAGTTACTAGTCCATGACATAGTCTGAGATTGGGATTGCTTCGGTGATTTTTCATAAAGTATTGATACCCAACAACATAGCAATCACCTTCTTGGTTTTCTGCGGGTATATTGTTCTTGCTTTCGTTAATAAAATCAGAATAAGATATCATAATAATACATTTGTAGTATAATATATTTACAAAAAACCATGGAGCAAAAATGCCCCATGGAACATAAAACAAATCATTACGACAACATTATTTTATCGGCACGACAACGCCAAAAGGAAACGTAAAAAATCATCGAAGTTATCCTCTTGTACCTTCACCTCTTCCTTTTCATTGGATTGTTTCTGTACGTTATCATCGTTCGGTTTAGCATCATCACCGAACTCTTCTATGATACGACGTCGGACATCTTCTGGTATATTCGGCATTATACGGAAAAGCCTCTCACACGTCTCATTAAGTACTTTCTGTGTAGTATTACTTGTACCCTCATTTCTATCATTTGATGAAGTCTCTCCGAGATATACACCAGCAAATGTATGCGCGTGCAATTCGTTAGCGACTTCGGTCATAAGGACTTTAGCGTCGTCATGAGGCTTACCGCAGTAGTTAGATGTTCTCTTGAGGGCTACTACGTTAACATTATCCCAGAAGCTTGCAAATGCGATCTTAACCGCGGTACATGAAGGCAAGATGTAAGCTGCCTGTACTTTGTTTCCAGAAGCACTGATCCTCATATAGGCATCCGCGATATATTTGATATCATTGATGATGTCTGCATTCTCGGGCGTCAATTGGCCTTTTATGCATTGGCTATACAATTCTGGATCGCATATCTGTATGCTATCGAATTTGCTTTTCTTGCTATAATCACAGTGACGGGTGGATTCCCAGTTCTTAGATAATGATCGATGTCTAGTTATTTCTGTACCAATCTGGCGATTAGTCGTCACTACCCATTTTACTCTCACGAGGTAATTTACCAATTCTGGTTTTTTCTTGAAGAGTTCTGACATGTATTTATTGCCGACGATACGTTTGCACACTTCCTGCCAATATGGAAAACTATGAGTAATATTGCCGTCATGCCATATATTGAAAGTATCACCTGTATTGATATTGAGGCTATCATACCATTCGACCAGCTCCCTCAGAGTGAATACTGTAATAGGGAAATATTTTCGCACATGTGCATTCTGTGGGTCTGCTGCCTTTCTATCAAGAAACTTCTTCAATGAAGATAGATCAATATTGGTAGCTGTATCCTTCTCCAAATCAGCATATATAGACACGAACTCTAGAGGTTCGTAATGCTTCGAATTGATCAGATTTTGTACAAATTTCGCTGGGGCAGTTGTTGTCTCAGTGTCCTCTACCCTGTAAGATATGCGTGTCATATACTGACATTGTGCTAATTGTTCAATTATGTCTGTAGTAAAATGAAACACCCTATCCACAGACTGATCTATGATCTTGAAATTTGGATCCATAATAATATTTGGTTTCTTATATTAATTATAATCACATAAAAAATAAAAGAGAACCCTCTCGAGTTCTCTTTTACATTGAGACGAAAGATAATCAGACATTGAATATGTCTCCTAATGTCTTGCCTTTATTGGCTTCAGAATCAGATACTGTGATTCTAGCAATATCATCTGCACCAAAAGTAACAGTTGCTACTGGCTTTGATTTGTTAATATCTGAATTCGTAATGGTTATCAACGGATGTACTGCAGAGCCATTATATTCTGCAACCGTCTTATTGTTTATACGGACTTTGGTTATAATAGGGAGAAGGTCTTTCATGCCAGATGATTTCACCTTTATATGGAAATCAGATCCATCGTCTTCTGGATCTCCAGATACAACGGCATTAGATCTCTCATTAATCTCGCCTTCGCCTTTCGTGTCATCCTTACCTTCGCCTTTCGTGTCATCCTTTGCATTCTTATTATCATCACTCTCGCCCTCCGGCAATTTAGTGTCTTTTATTGCTTTTATGAATGACAATATCTTATCAGCATTATTTTTAGAGAACTCCTTAGCATTCTCATATATACCAAATATATTAGTCACATCATCAGGAGCGTCCTTTACATCTAGAGTAACTCTGTATTCACCTGTCTTCGGATTTATTTTGAAACGCCATTCAGTATATGTGTCATCTACGTCGCCCTTCATTCGCATGCATTCGCATTTGACTTCTGCTTTAGAAACTTCAGTGACCTTCTCTATCTGGTTGACACCGTAGATTCCTTCTTTAATGTCTTTGAGTTTTCCTTTGTATACGCCTTCAGCAGTATATTCTTTAGAGTCTTCGTCTTCTTTAGCAAGGCTCTCAGATGCTATAGTGTTCAGCAGGTCGTAAATCCACAGGTTTTCATTTTCGGTATCTTTTATAGTATTAAACAGCGGCTGGATACCTTCTGATACAGTAGTAGCGGTATTATCTGAAGGATTGCTTGGAGCGTTATCATTGTTATTTTCTGCAGGGTTATTCTTTCCAGCAGAACCGTCAACGTCATAGAAATACAATAGTTTGTCTATCGCGTTGATATTCTTCTTAACTACTCGCTCAGCTACTGCAAGCTCTTCATCGTAGCGTCCTGCTGTAGCCTTTACTGTTTCTGCTATTTCTTCAAGAATAGCTGCCGCTTCATTTCTTGCTGTAAGAAGTTCCTGTACCCTTTCCTGTATAGCCGCGTTTCCTGTTGACGAGTTGTTACTGATATTTGCTTCAATATTGTTATCACGCAATACTTTAACTATATCAATACCAAAATTAGCTCCACAGAATCCTGAGATAGTTCCAAGATCACCTTTGATAACAACTGCATGAGAGGCATCTTCAATAGCATAATTTCCGTCTGGGAGGAACACAAGCCTCCATTTAGGAGAAACTCTCAGAGCGCCTCTAGCATCAAGGTAATAGCCGTTACCTGCGCCGCACACAATTCTGCGACCACCTATACTGACATTATTTCCGTCTGGAGTTATAGTATATACTGAATTAACAAGCTGGCCGTTATTGTAGAGGACTTTCTCTACTGTAGCCTGTAGATGCTTGTAACGCATGTCAACTTGCGGATGGTCATTAATCATTGCACGAACTTGATTCCCTATCGAAGAACCATTATCGATAGCTTTCAACATAGCGTCAAGGATTCCTTCTGAATCTCTTTTGTTTATAATCTCCTTGCTGAGAAGCAGCGATGATCTAGTCCACTTAGTGTACACGTCGTCTATGTACACGATGTTTCTGACTACGTCGATATCTGCACAATGCATGATTTTATTTGTAAAGCATGCCATGTCTGGCGTAGCGTCCATGAAACCTGATGCACAGAACATATCCCATAGTTTGATTTTTACTGCCAATGTCGGATTGGTATTCATCATGATCATTGCTATTATGTCGCGCCACTTGACCTTGACAGAAGAAGATACTGCAACACATAGGGCTTTATCAATAAGAGCTTTGAACGCATCTACTTCAAATGCTTTGTTAAATTCTACGATTTCCATTATAAGAATACTTCGTCTATTATATCTATTTACCTTTGTCGGTTAACTATTACGCATTATGTTTGAACTTCTCGTTAAAAAAGTATTCATATTGGTCTTTTTTATAAAGAGATTTAACTTTATCTTTCAATTTGAACCCATGTTTATACAGGAATGGCTTAAAATCTTTGAGATAAATTTCAGAAACCGTAATCAGAGGAAGTGGTGTTTTTAATTCATGAATGGCCCGTTGTAAAAGATTAGAGCCAATACCTTGTCTTTGATATGGCTCAGAAACACGAAGCGTACATATTTTTCTTTCTTCCTCTGTGTTTTTTATAATAGCAACACCTACTACGTTAAAGATGTCATTAGTTGTACATAGAATTATTTTACGTTTATCGGTTGTTTCTAATTCTCTGAAAACTTTTTCTAGCCATTCTGAAAAAAGAGGGTAGCAGATTTCCAGATCAGCTAATAAACGTCGTACCCTAATTAAAAGGATCTGTTGTAGTTCTTTCGGGGTTGACTTATCGACTATTATGATATCATACTCGGAGGACGGAGGTGTATTATGTACATTCATAATTATTGTCATTGTAAGAATGTATCAACCATTTCTGAAGTGTTCTGGCCCCAATTAGAATCAAATTGATTGCCTAGTTCGTCAAACGACTGGTCGTTGCTACGGAACTCCAGAGATTCTATTCCAGTGATACCGTCTTCAGGAGGAACGAGCGTGTCCATAATCTGACGTGCTGTAGAAGCATCTTCTTCAAGCTTCATATGACTGTAGTCTATATTGACATTAGTGACTATGCCTTTTCCCGCGCCGTCTCGAATCTTCAGTGCCTTGAGCCTATATAGATTAGCGGCTCTATAGTCTTCCGTCTGGGTTATAGCCAGGATAGTATCGCACGTGTGCAGGATAGCTGCACATTCTGCAATGCTCTCGAATCCAATCTCGTCCATGCCGAATCCCGAACGGTTAATCTGACCTGCAGTCACAACGACGACCTGCTCCTCAATAGCCAGCGCTCTCAATTCCTCAGAGATATTCTTCAGCTTCTCATAGAGATCAGTCGTACGCCTGTTGCGTGAAGCCATAATGCCTATATAGTCTACTACGACTTTCTTAGGGTCCATTCCTTTATCACGCATCTTATGGATCTCGTATCGGATATCTTCTACAGTTCCAACAGACGTAGGGAACTGTTTGATCTTTATCCTTCCCCAGTTGTTTTCTCTAGCTTCATTGAGCATAGCCTTCAGCTTCCCTTTATTATTCAGCACGAGGTCGCTATATTGGTCATCTCTCAATCCCAGAATATTTCCTGCAAGGCGTGAAGCGATACGCTGTTCGCTCATCTCGAAAGAAGCTATCAGGACATCATCACCGCTCTTCGCAGTGCTAGCCGCTTCATTTATCAAGAATATAGACTTACCTATATTGGCTTCACCCAAATAGCATACCAGTGTGCCTATTTCATACCCCTTAGGGATCATGCTCCACATGCATGGAGTGTATCTTCCATCATCAGGACGGTGGCTGTCTATATCGAAGAAATCCATTCCTACAGAAGTTCCTCTAGAAGAAATCTGCGAGTTCTCTATGAGCAGCCTGCACTTGGAGGAAACTTCAGTGAAGGCTGCGGCGTCATCAGCAGAAGTCATCAGTTCGAGAGACTCGCCTATAGAATCTCTCAGCTTCAGCCAGGAGATCCATCCAATGATATTATCGGCTACGGGCTGAGTTATCTCTCCTGCTTGGGATATGATCTGATTGAAGAATTGTACATAGAAATCTGCATCCTTTCCATCAGACTCTGCAACAACTGCAACATCATCTGATGTGAATCCATTATAACTGGAACTCTTCAGGGTCTTCATGATCTCTATGATATACATGATATCTGGAGAATCCTTGAACCATTCTGGCTGGACGTCGTCTATGTAGATAGGAGTCTCTACAAGGAACTTGACCATCCTAGCCATAGAAGTTACTTTTAGTTTTCCTAGCATATTGCTTAATTATCGTTTAATTATCGTCTCGTTTATATAATCACTGCAGAAGAAGAAGGATAGTCCATAGCTTCTCTGATATATACAAATGTTAATGAACAAGTGTTGCGCTAAAGACGCAACACTCATTCGGTAATGCGAATTATCGCATTACTTTTTATGTTTCTATTTTTGATACTGTATTGACTCTAGGTACCCAGAATAATCCGAAACTTCCCTAATTATCCCAATATTATATATTTCCCCTCATATAATATTAAGGACATGGGGATATTTCTATATAGCCTCTAATAACTCAAAATTTCCTCTAATTTCCCTATATTATATATTCCCCTCATATATCTATTAAGGATATG